TTGGTTTAGTTGCTACTGGGGAGAGAGGCAAGACTTTCATGAAAGAAATGCATAAGTCAATTGGTTTTGGTAGAATGCACTTAGACCAAAAATCCCCACAAGAAACTAGGTTAATCAATCGCCTAAACTTTTATTCTCAAGATGATGTTAGAGAACTTCTAACTAAGTGCCTACCTCACTTTAGGCTAAAGAAAGGAAATGCTAAGTTGTTGTTAGAACTTATTCGAATGAAGAAGTCTTACAAAAAAGAGGATTGGTACAAAGGCAGGTGTGATGAAATTTTCAAACTTATGAAGTGGGAGAATCACAAAGACCATGTTGGTTTTGATTGGTCTAAAGAAGGAATTGATTTGGAAAATATTTCTAAATTACAGGGTAATTGCAAAATGTCTGTAATGGATAGCATGGAAAATATTGGTACTATAATCAAGTCTGAAATACTAAAGGGCATGACATGGAATCAACTCAAGGAAGGAATACTTAGTGACGAGTTACCAAAGGATAGAACCAAGTATGTTAAGTACAGTAACCTAGCGAGCATTAATCAGCGAATGGTTATTTACTATCTTAAGAAGGGATTCAAGCAACCCGAACTAAGAAAGAAAATACTTCAAAATATCCTTGAAGAGATGCTTCGCTCAAGTAATGAGAGGTATGATGTCGAGGATAATGCTAGACCATGACCGAAGGCTTGATAGGGATTAGTTATTTAGGAATTTAAAAGGGGTGTATTGATGGCTAATGAAAAAAGGAGATTTAGTTTTACTAACCTCTTTAGAAGGCAAACACCGAAGCCTGCTGATAGAACAGTTTACAACATGGGTATTCAAGAAAGAGAGAATACTCACATGATGACAGGAACTCTCCTGTATAGTGTAATGAATCAGTCTGTTATCGGAAGAACCTGTATCACTCAACTAAAACAAGAAATATTTAGAAGAGGATATGTTTGGGAAAAAGCCTATGAAGCAAGGTGTAAAAAATGCGGAAAAGAACACCAAAGACCAGTAAAAGAATGTCAAAGGTGCGGTCATCCAGAATTAGATATTCCTGATGTGAAGCAGTTGGAATATGCTGAAAAGTTCATTGAAGGATATGTAAATAATTCAGAGCAGTTGTTCATTGATGTCCTTCAAGAACTAGAAGATGACTTGAATATAATGGATGATGCATACATTGTTTTAGTCAAAGAGTATTTCTTAGATGGAAACCAAAAGATTAGAATGCACCGAATCAAGGAGTTATATCGTGGCGACCCAGTTACAATGTTCATCTATACTGATGAATTAGGTCAAAGAGGAACTAAGGGATTCACTTGTGTTAATCACAGAAATATTCTTTCAACAGAACCACATGATAATTGTGATGTTTGCGGAGGTAATCTATATCCAGTGCATTATGTAAATAGGGCAAATGGAGAGCAACAATATTTCTTGAAAGGTGAGGTTCTTCACTTTAGCAAGTACAGTCCTTCAAGACTATACGGACAATCTCCTGTAATTACTTTATTCAATTTAATTATGACATTGATTGCTATGGAGAACTATGTGAACTCTTCCTATACTAAGAGTAGAATGCCTAGAGGATTACTAGCGGTTCAAACTCGTAATATGGATTCTATGAGAGCCTTTTGGAGAGGTGTAAAAGAAAAAATGGAAGCAGACCCTCACTTCATTCCTATTATGGGAATAGAAGCAGAAGGCGGTAAAGGTGGAGTAGAGTGGATTAAGTTCATGGATAGCCTAAAAGAAATGGATTATGTTTCTGTTAAGGATGATTTAAGAGATAGAATATCAGCATTTTATGGAGTAAGTAAAGTCTTTATGGCTGATAATACTACAAGTGGTGGATTAAATAATGAAGGTATGCAAATACTAGTTACTAATAGAGCAGTTCAAAAGGCTCAAACAGTTTACAATAATTATGTATTCCCATTCTTAGTAAAACAATTTGGTATAACTGATTGGGTTCTAAAACTACCTCCTAGCGAAGAAGAGGATGAAATTGCAGTTTTAAGAAAAAGAGAAATAGAAGTTAATATTGCTGCTTCTACAAAGAATTTAGGCTTTGAAGTTGATATGGATGAAGATGGTAATTTTACTTTTACTAAGCCTGAACCAAAGGAACCTCAAGAGGGAGAAAAACCTGAAGAAGAAGCAAAAACAGAAATAGACCCATTAGCAGGTTCTAATCTCGACCAAAGGGATTTAGACCAAATGAACAGGGAATTTGCTCAAGGTGGAGGAAAACCACAAGAAAATCCCGCAACCACAAGAAATAAACCCTCAATGAGCGTAGCACCCGATAAGCGACTAACGGGCTTACCACTTGACGCTGGAAATCAGAATGTTGATAGAAGAACAGAAAGGAGGGTTGGTTAATGACTGAATGGGAAGATATATTGAAACAAAGAAGAAAGCCACCTATTAGAGAAGTAGGTGCATTAGATTCCATGAAAGAAATGAACATGAAAGAAGAAATGTCATTTGATGATTCTAAATTAGAAGATGAAATAGCAGAAGCATCAAGAGAAGATTTAATTCAAGAGTTTGTAAAAATAGTTTCTAAACTATCAACAGAAGATATGAAGAAGTTATTAGTAGCATCTCAAGGTGATTTTAGTAAGGTGATATAATGACAGAAGATACAAGACAAAAGCAAATTAGACTACAAAAAGAATTAGCCCAACTAAAGGCTATTAACTCTAATATGGATAGTAATGTTAAGAAGACTAGAGATTTTTCAGTTGGACTACCACATGATACTACCCATAAAGCAAGACCTACTAGCGCAGATAATCCTGATGTAGTTATTCTTCCGCCTAAAGCAAGAAAGAAAAGCGAGAACATTCCATTTTGAGGTGATTAGATGCTTAACTTATCTAAAGACAAGTCATTTTCGACTATGCTTGCAAAAGCAGATTTAGATGAGAATACTTCTAATCTTTTGAAACAGAATCCTTCCCCTTCTGAAATAAAGTATTCTCTTTTAGAAAATATGAATTCTTCTAACATTGTAAAGTATAGAAGGCTTATTGAAAAAGCAGAAGAAGAGGAAACAAGATTATCTGAAAGGCTTGCTCAAGAAGAAGCAGAAAGAGCAAAGGAACAAGCAGAAGCAGAAAGGGATAAAGAAACTCAACAAAGAATAGGTGTTGATGAAGATGAGATAGAGGTTCAAGAAAAAGAATCTCAAAAAGAAAGAGCATTGAGAGAAGCCAAAGAAGGTGAGGCTAGACAAGCATTTGATGATAGAAGAAGTGCAGAAAGAGGTCTTAGGCAAGCACAGAATTGGTCGGAGGAACTATTTGATTTGGTTATGAATTTTAGAAAGGTAGGTGACGGTTATAGAATGGCTGACTACATTAAGTTTGGAAAAAATATTAATGAATCAAACAATGTAATCTCTATGGTCTCTATGATTTCTAAAGACCGCAACGCTTTACAGAAGAAGTATTCTAAGTTCTTGACTAGTAAAGATGGAAAGAAACTATTCATTCCTCAAAAGATGGATAAAGAAACTGGTAAAACTTCCGATATTTCTGAAAGAGCAATTGATGTTTCTGACATTGATTCAAAGGTAAGTAAGTTGGCTGATGAAGATTTAGATGAGGGTAAGAAATTATTAGAGGTTCTTATTCAAATGCACTTGAAACAACACGGAAGGCAACCTACTGTTGCTAGAGGAAAGGGATTTTCCCAAAGAAGATTAACTGAACTTCAAGATGTTCAAAGTCGTGCTATGGGCATAAACCGTCAAACAGAAAGAGATTTTGAAAGACTAACAAAAACAGTAAAGTCAATACAAAGTAGGATGGATAAACTAACTAGGACGGCTAATTCTTTAAAAGAAAATATAAAGGATTTAGAAGAGTCTAGTTCTGTTGTTGATAAACTTATTACTAAAAAAATAAATGATTTGACTCGCTCTTATAAATCTATTTTGGATTCTTCTAGGGTTGCTGATACTGATAAACTATCTTCTTCTTTGAAAGAAATTGCTTCTAAAATTAAAGATATTAGAGATAATCCTGATAAGTATGTTGATGAAATAAAACAAGAGTTTCAAGAAAGCATCGAGAAAGAAAAACTCAAGTTAGAAACTATTGTTAAATCAATAGAACAAGAAGAAAAGATGGTTCCATTATTCAGAAGAATAAAGAATATTGTTAGAGAAATTACTCTTGCTGGAGATACTGAATTTATAGAAGGCAAGAGAGCAGACTTACAAAATAAGTTGAGCAGAGGAGTAATTACTCAAAATGAATATGATTCCGAACTAGATGAAATAGAACAAAGAGGGGTCAAACTAAATCAAAGGGCTAAAGAAAAAATAAATAAGGCTAATAGTGTTCTAATTGATTTGAAACATCTAGCAAGAAAAATGATAAGAGCGAATCAAGACATACCCGAAGAAATAGAAGATTCCTTAAGTGAGTTTTTGCGGGGAGGTGGAACTATTTCTTTAGGTGCTGGTGGTAATGTCCTAAGAACAAACATAAAGAGTTCAGGAATATCCGATGTTAGAGAAGAACAAGTGGTTTCTATAAATGAACTTAGCATTGAGTTCGATGAAAAGAGGCAGAAATTAGAAGACATACTAAATGAGTATGAACAAGAAGTTTCAGAAGCAACAAGTTACAGGGATAGGATGGAGCCGAAAGAAGAATTTACATATACTACAAGAATGGGGTGAAGTTGATGACATGGGATTTTTATGGTGATGGAGAAGATTTTGTTTACAAAGCAAAGAAGGAAGAAGCCCCAAAGGATATTCTAAGTTCCTTAGATAATAAGGGAAGAAAGAGACTAAAAAAGACTCTTCAATCCGCAGAGCCTACTGAATTTTTCGGTCAAGACTTTACTAAACTAGGTGAACTCATTGAGATTATGAGAGAACTAGATTTGATGAAGTCTGACAAGAAACTTAGTAAGAAAATGAAATCAATGGATGACAGAAACATTGATATTGTTGCTACTGCTACAAAACTCCGAAAAGAGTATGAGTTACTGTATAGGCAACTTAGAGATTTAGTTTATCCTAAAGGAAAGAAGGAGTAATTCATATGACATGGGAAAGCATCCTAAAAGGATATTTTAAAAGAGAAATGGGTAAACTTATGGATGATTTGCTAGACGGTAAAATAACCGAAGAAGAATACAAGAATAAATTAGAAGAATTACAGAAGTGATATTATGACAGAAGATAAATCAATTAATGAAGAACTATTGACTATTATTAAGGCTTTAAGTTCTAAAGTAGAAGAACTGGAAAAAGCCGTTTATAATAAGGATAACCTTTTAATGAAATCAGGTTTCGTTGTGGCTAATAGCCCTACACCTATTGGTGGTGTTTATACAGAAGTAAACAAAGTAGAAAACATGGAATGGTCTGATATTCATAAAATGGTAGGAGGACAATAATATGCCTGAAAGAGTAACTAAAGAAGAAAGAATGATTAGTCTAGCAATTGAAAAGGCTAGAGATGTTAAAGAAGTATTGAGTTTATCTTTGAATGATAATAATAGAAGTCCTATTGATGATGAAAGTGAAGCGGTCAAAGTAAAAAGACCAAAGGCTGAAAATGTAGATGTAGAGATTAAACCCGATGGAAAGCATAATGGCTTAGGATTGGGTTCTTCGGCATATGCAGGTGAAGAACATAAGGCTTGAAGGTGAGTTTCTATGAAACTCTCCACTATCGAAAAGGATAAACAACCTCAAGCAGAGTTGCTTAGACTTTTTGAGAAAACGAGAGTTGCTTATTTATCTGCCTTACATGACCCTAGCGAGTATTCATCTAGGTGGAGAAAAGTAGTAGATATGATTGAAGAATCATATAATCAATTAGATGCTGCTGGAAATGAATTAAAAGATTATATTGATGAAGAAGAGATTACTGATAAGGAAACAAAAAACCCTTCTTCACCACAGGCTAGAAATCTCTATACTAAAATAAAAGATGTAAGATACTCTTCTAAAATAATTGCTGACCCTTTTGCTGAAATGTTTGGCGGTGATGTATTAGAAGAATTACTAACTAATCCTGAATCTATGGTTAAGTTTGTTCACTATGCCATGAGAGAAGATAGTAAGACACTATCAGAAGATTTGCTTAGTATCAAAGATATGAAACCCGATACTATTACTAGAGGGTTAGATGGTTTAGATTTAGAAGTAGATGATATTGCTCTATACATAATAGAGCATTATGGTGATGGAAAAGATTCTAAGAAAGTAGAAAATAAGGTTAAGTCTGCATTAGATATGTTGGAACTTCTTTATTTCTCAAGACATGAAGAAGAAGAATGGAAAGACCTAACAGATATAGAGGGAGTAGAATCTTCTAAAGAAAAGAAATCCATTAGAAGTAAGATTCAAAAATCAAAAGAAGAGAAATCTATTAGTGACTTTATTATTCCAAATAAGCCAATGTATAGAATCTTTGAGATAGATGACATTAATGAACTGAAAGGCTTTAGTGGTGATTGGTATATTCAAGAGAAATATGATGGTATGAGAATACAACTTCATAAAATAGACAATAATGTAAAAATATATTCATACAATGAAAAGGATATTACAGATAAGTGTGGTGAGATAGTTTCTGCGCTAAAAGAAAAACAATTTGGGGATTGTATTCTTGATGCTGAATTGATTCTATTTGATGGTGATGAAGCCCTACATAGAGCAGATACTATTGCTCATGTATTCAAAAATAAATATAGTGATGCTAAATTAAAGTGCCATGTATTTGATATTATGAGGCATGAAAATCAAACTCTATTGGATGAAGAGTTAGAAATGAGAATGACTACTCTATTCAATAATTATTCAGCAAAGTCATCCGAATATCTAAACTTCCCTTCAAAGAAAGATACTAGAGAAGCAGACAGTCTAAAGGATTTGAAAGAATATTCAGAGAAGATTATGGAAATGCCTACTGCGGAAGGAGTAGTAATCAAAGATAAAACCTCTACATATTATGTAGGTACTAAGAAAAATCCTAAGTGGATTAAGATGAAGAAGTTTGTGGACTTAGATGTAATAGTCTTAGATAAGAAGAAAACAAAAAGTAATCTTTATTCTTATACTGTTGGTGTTGGTCCAGTTGTTGAAGAAATGGAAGGGCTTCAAGAGATAGATAAGAAAATGTATCTTAATGTTGGTAAGGCTTTGAATACTAAGGTAGCCGTTGATGTTGGGGATATTATTAGAGTGAAAGTAGATGAAGTTAAACAGAAAGGAAATGGATATAGTTTATTCTCTGCTAAGGTCATAGAAATACCAGAAGTTGAGCATCCTGATAAGTTAGTTACTTTGGAACTTCTATCTCAAGATACTAAGAAGTCTCTTAATTATAGTGTAGAAGCATTCACTAAAGGAGTTAAAGTTACTGATTATATTCACGGAGAAACCACTGCTATTCTAAAATATGATATGAATGGTTTTGTTATCTATGGTTTTGAAGAAAATAATCTAATGTCTAAGAATGCTCTTAGAGATATAGATATGTGGAAGGCTCAAGCAGAGCAGATAATGAAAACAAAGCAAGGGGAACTAACAGTAATTATTGTAAACTATTTACAAGAAAGAGGAGATAAGACTGTTAAAGAAGTCCACCAGTATCTAAAGAAAAATGCTCCTTCTATCTATGAAGATATATTAGAATCTAAAGAGAAGAGATTAGGTAACTGGGCGCAAGAAAGAGAACATATCTCTATGGTTGGAAATAAATTACATGCAGACCCTAGTATTAAGTTGGCAGATGATGATATTAAGAAAGAGTATAAGACACCCAAAGAATATCAAGCAGGTGAATTCAAAATATATGCTAGAGAAGATGATAACATACACCTTTCTTTACAATTAGGAGATGAAACCCTCCATTGGACTATTGACTTAGAAAATGAAGAGGAATTGTTTGATTTGTTTGGGGCGGCTGGTAAATACCCTGCTGAACCTTCTAAAAATGTTCAGCGTGGTAAAGTAATTGATTCTGGTAAAGTAGAATTAGGTGTTCAAAGAGATGATTACCATGAATACTTTTTGAAAGGGAATAAATTTGAAACTAAACTACATTTGAGAGTAATACCTGTTGATGGGGAAAAAATGTGGTTAGCGTGGACTGGATATAAACAAAAACCAGCAGATAAAGAAGGAGATGAGGGTAAATGGAACTTTTATGAGAATAAGTTCTCTAAACTCTCAATTCCTCGTTAAATCGGTTGTTCTTTAAATAGTCGAACTTCCTAAAACCCCTTGAGCAAGATGTCATCAGCAGTATTGACTAAGGAAAGCGGAGACTTCCGTATTCTAAAGAGTCAAGATGATTTGATGATTGGAGGCTATGCTTCCATTGAAATCGTTGATAAGCAAAACGATTTGATTACCTTAAAGGCTCTTAATGAGGCAGTTAAGAAGTATATGGAAGAACCTAAGTTTAGAAATGTAATGACTAATCATTCCAATGTTCAAGTTGGAGAAGTTGTGGAGTCTTACAGGGATAAAACAGGAAGAATCTGGAAAACAGAAGTAGATGATGTTGGATTCTTTGTTGTAATTAAACTAAGGGATGATATAGAGAAAGCCAAAGAGATTAATCGAGGCATTCGCAAAGGTTCGCTAAGGTCATTTAGTATAGGGGGGCAGGCTTTACAAAAAGTAAAGAAGAGTCATCCCGAACTAGGTGAATTTAACGAAATAAGCAAACTAGAGTTACATGAGGTTACTATCTGTGAAAAGGGCATTAACCCAGAAGCGAAGTTTGATATTCTAAAACAAGAAAAAGGACATGGTGATAACATGAGTAAAATAGAAAAGGCATTGGCTGAACTAGACGCACTTATGGAAGAGGTTAATACTCTCCGTAAGGAAGAAACCGATAAAATGGAAGAAGAGAAGATGGGTTCCGAGTACATGGATGATACAGAGGAAAACATGATGGATGA